AGTCAGTATCTTCGACAATGCGTCGGCGGCTGACACCGAAATGATTTTTGACCTTTCCAATGGTACGGTGGTTCGAACTGGCACGGCGGTAGTTGCATCCAGCATTACCTCGCTGTCAGGAGGGTGGTATCGCATTACGGCGTCAAGTACGCCAACCGGAACGTCAATGCAATCCGCGTTGCGACTGGTGCAGAGTGGGACGACCAGTACCTACACAGGCGACGGCACGAGCGGCCTGTTCCTCTGGGGTGCCCAGATTGAAGCGGGGGCGGTTCCCTCCTCGTACATCAAGACCGAGGGGACGACGGTGACGCGGAACGCGGACAGCCTCTACTTCCCGTTTACCGTGCCACCGCAAGCGATGACGGTGTATGTGCGTGGGGTCAATGTTGGTGCATACCAGAGCCAGACAAACGCCGCACGTGTGTTGCACATTGGTGACATCAATACGGGAACCGACCCCCGCTTTTCGCTGGTGCGAAATGCTGGCGCAAGTCAGGTGCAAACACTTTACGACGATGGCGTGACACTGCGTTCCGGCAACGCTACGCCGTCGCCTACTCCCGTGTTGCGCGACCTCATTGAGCATCGCGGCGTGCTTTCGTCATCGTGGGTGCCGTCAAGTGGCATCAGCGTTAACGGCGGAGTCGAGCAGACGGGCACGACGACTGCCTCTGGCCCTGCAACGGCGTGGGCTAATCCGCGCCTCTATATTGCTGGTTACGCGGACCACGACCAGTTCGCCTACACCCACATCGCGGTGGTCCCGGGGGTGCAGTCGATGGCGGAGATGCGAGCGATTGCGGGGGTGTCGTAAATGGACGAGTTGATTGTCGCCACCGCTGGCACCGGGGTCGCCCGCACCTCGCACTACGTTACTCCGACGGGGGCTAGCGCCCCGATCCAGACGCTCCTGCTCGAACCCCAGCGGACGAATTTGTGTATTCGGAGCGAGGAGTTTGATACGTGGACGAATATCAGTACCTGCAACGTCACCGCAAATGCTGTCGTCGCTCCAGACGGCACCACTACCGCTGACTTGCTTTCTTCAACTGTTACCGGTTCGAGCCGCGGGCAAACGATCACTTTTACCGGCGACGGTGAAAAGGCAATAGCTCTGTATCTCAAAGCTGGAACGTCGGCGTTGACTCAACTTCGCCTGCTTGACACAACGGCAAGCGCGTTCAGGCACACCGTCGCCGTTACTTGGGTTGCTGGTGTACCATCTTTGTCTACCGCTGGCGGAGCAGGTACGCTATATCCCGTTGAAGCATTGGCGAACGGCTGGTATCGCATCTTGTTTAGTGCGACGGGCGTGGTAGCGGCTAATGTCAACCAGTTACGCGTTCAACCAGACCCCGCAACAGGCACCGGCACCGTCTATGCGTGGGGCGCACAGGCCGAGAACGCCATCGTTCCGTCAAGCTACATCAAGACGCAAGCCACGACGGTCACGCGCAACGCCGACAGCCTCTACTTCCCGTTCACCGCGCCGCCGCAGGCGATGACGGTGTATGTGAGAGGGGTTGAGAACAACCGTGCAACAGACACACTCGCCGGTCAACTTGGTATTGTACAGATTTCAGATGCGGCAGGAAATGACGCATACTTTGCATTGATTAACCGAACCGGTTCTGCTGGGTATTCGAGCCTACACGACCCCGCCGCGCTTTCTATTTCTGGCGCAGTTGGAACTACGGTAACGCGGGGAGACTTGGTAGAGTTTGCTGGTGGAGTCCGAGCAAGCGGCGCGGCATTTCTGAGTATTAGTGTCAATGGTGGCGCGACGACATCAGGCGCTGACGGCACCGCGCAGGCATTTGCGGCAACGTGGTCTGGGCCGAGACTTTATCTGAACTCGCAGGGTAGCGTCAATCCCGGCCAGTTTGCTTTTACCCACGTCATCGTCGCTGCCGGTGAGCAGACGATGGCGACGATGCGTTCTCTCGCAGGAGTTGCCTGATGCGTCCTTCGATGATTGTCACCCTCCCCGTCACCGCGCTCCCCGAGGAGCCCACGGCGGGCTACGTCGTCCTCGGGGTCGTGGACGGCCTCGCGTACGTCCACCTCGCGCCGTATGCCGAGCCGCAGGAGGTCTACTTCCGCGACGGGGCGTTGAGCGCGGAGCCGAACGGCGGACAGGCCGGGGTGCTGGAGACGCCGCGCCCCGCGTTTGCGGAGGGGGCCGAGGTGTTCTACGATCCAGCGCCCGCCGCGTTCCGGTGGGACGTGTTCGCCGCCGCGCATCCGGACCTGACGACAGAGCAGACGAGCTGGTTGGGCGAGGCGCGTCCGCCGAAGCTGATGGCTCATCAGTGGATGGGCGAGTGAGCCTCGTCATCCACAGCCTTTGGGCGGCGGTGGCGGTGTACTTTGTGCATACCGCCGCTGGCGTGGTGCGGGAGTTCAAGGCCGCGCCGGTGGCACCGGTCCTGCCCCCGCCGGTCGAGATTCCCGAGGATTTGGTGGCCGTGGCCAACCAGGAGCGGGAGCCGTGGGCGCAGGAAGAGGTTCTCCGGTCCATTCGGGAGCGGCATGAGGACCTCAGGGACTGGAATCGGGTTCGGAGCGCCTTTGGCGTCGGGAGAATCGGGTAAATGACGAGTCCGTATATCGAGTCGCTGCTGGACGACGTGGCGGTGCGGGCGATGGAGGGGTTTTCCAACGATCCCGCCACGCCGAATGACGAGGTTGCGCCGAATCCGCCGGAGGATACGGGGGCGACGGTCGAGGAAGACATCGCAGCGCTCCAGCGGGCGCTGTATGGCGCGGATTACCCCGGGGCAGACCCGAATACCGCCGACGATATGCAGGCATGGGCCTCGTGGGGCCGGGGGCTGTGGGAGTCTCGGCGCGAGGCCGTGCAGATGCACCTCCACTTGGTGGAGCGGAACCGGCTGTTCCGGGCTGGTCAGCAGTGGATTTCGGCCAATGGGCTGGGGCCGTGGCGTGAGCCGGCCCGTCCGCGGGATGCGGCTCGCGTGGTCTACAATATGATCGACAAGGCGCTCGACCAGCGCCTGCAGATCCTAATGGACCAGAAGCCGGGCTTCTCGGTGACGCCGACGACGCAGGACCCGGACGATAAGCGCAAGGCGCAGGCCCAGCAGCTGTCGCTGGAGTACCAGTACGAGCAGATGCTGATGCCCCGGCTGGCTCGGGAAGCAGCGTTCTGGGCTCAGACGGACGGCGTGAGCTTCTGGCACCTGTTCTGGGACCCGGACAAGGGCCCGTGGGACGAGCGGCTGGGGATGGCTCCGGGCCAGAAGAAGCCGCTGGGCGACCTCGGGTGCCAGACACTCCGCGTGGAGCAGGTCCGAGTGTCCCCCAACGCGACGGTGTCGCAGGCCCCGCATTGGGTGGTCATCCGCGAGGTGATCACCAAGGCTGAGGCCGCGTTCCGCTACGGCGTGACGGGGCTGGAAGCGGCGGATACCACGATGATGTCGGGTAACCAGCCGACCTATAGCGGGTCGGAGGGCATTGGCGCGTGGGTGCTGACGCAGACCACGATTGGCGAGGGCCAGCGGCTCCGGGACGAGGACGTGACCGAGCGGTTCACGGTCTACGTCGCTCCGCACCCGGACGCCCTCCCTGAGGGTCTGCACCTCATCATCGTGGGGGACACGGTCGTCTTCGGCCCGTCGCCCCTCCTCTGGAACGCCATCCCCGTGGTCGCGGTACGGGACGGCTCCAGCGATCCGTCGTACTACCCACGCCCGGTGGTGGAGCAGTGGCTCGACCACCAGATGCGCGTGAACGCCCTGTTGTCCAAGTGGGTCGAGAACATCCGCGTGAACGCGGGTGGGCGGTTCCTGACCCGGCCGAACGCGATTGCCACCGAGACGTTTATGGGTGGCGTGACCTCGATGATTGAGATTCGGGGCGCGGGGCCGATGTCGGACTCCATCCAGCCGGTGCAGGGCTTCTCGGTCGGGCAGGACGTAAAGGAGGCGCTGGCGCTGGAGAAGACGGCTTTTGAGGACGCCTCGGGCTGGAACGCGGTCAGCCGCGGCCAGGTCACCGGGGAGTCGGGCCGAGCCATCATCGCCAGCCGTGAGCAGCTGGAGCGGGTGTTCAGCCCCGCCGTCAACGCGCTGGCGCAGGCGTTCACGGACTGGTGCAAGGTGGCGATGGCGGGGATGGCGTGGGGCTACGATGTCCCGCGGGCGCTGGGCGCGGTCGGCAAGGGCCGGCCGGACCTCGCTCGGGCGGTGTCGTCCACGGACCTCGACGGGCAGTCGGATGTCCGGGTGGAGCCCGCGACGCTGATGCCGATGCCGATGGCCTTCCGGCTCTACCTGCTCGACAACTGGCTGCAGTCCGGCATTATCGACATCAAGGAATACCGCCGTCGACAGATGTTCGCCGTGGCGCGGGATATGTCCAGTCCGGACGAGGATCAGGAGGCACGGGCCAAGCGGGTGGCGGACGCCATCCGGATGGGCGCGATGGTCCCCGAGCTTCGCTGGCAGGACAACGAAGCGATTCATCAGGACGTACTGGAGCGGGAGATTCTGCTTCAGGACGACCTGGACCCACAGATTATTGCCGCCGCGCAGGAGCGGTGGACGGCCTTGGCAAATCAGGCCGCACAGAAGCAGGGGGCGATGGCTCCGCCGATGGGCGGGGCACCCCCGGCTGGCCCCGGTCAACCGACCGGTGTGCCCTCCTTCCCCGCGGGACAGCTGCCGCTGGCCAGCAATAATCCGCCGATTGGGGCCCTTGGGGC